AAGAGACAGATATAATCCATTAAGACGAAGGGAGACTACATAACATGAAAAAAGAAGTCGTTATTAAAATCACTTTAACCGATGATAACGTTACTCTGGACGGTGAGAATTTATCAGAACTGACCGAGAACGACATTATTGATAGTATCAAGGTGCTTGTCACTCTTGCCAAGACTATGAGTCTTATATGGGAAGGAGATTCCACAGATGAAGATGCGTAAATTCATCATTGAGATACACCCCGACGGCACCCTGACGTGCTGCGAGTACGAGGACCCCAAGGATGCTATCCGAGTCGCCAATGATCGTGCCTGGCTAGCCGGTTACCAGCAAGCTCTTATTCATTGCAATGAGCAAGTGAATGCACTTAAAGGTGTTAAAGGCAGCAATATTACAGCGGGTTTTATTTATCAAGGTGCCACGTATGTGCGCGACAGGGTTTCCGATATGTACAGCAAGTACTGTAATGACCATAACTAGTCGAAACGGCCCTCCGGGCCGTCCACCGGGACCGCCCGCCCGGTGTTGATGAGACAGGGCACATATTGAAAGGAGCTATATATTATGTCTGAAGCAATGATGAAGTCCGAAAACGTTGGTGCTATGATGATGTCCGATGTGATGAACACCGGCATTGGGTATACCGACATGAATCTTTCTGACCGCTCTGCCGCGGTTGCATTCTACAACGCGACGAGCAACCCCGCCAACAAGCTGAAGGAGCATGTCAACGAGGTTCTGTCGCTGGTTCATGTCTCTGTGGAGTGCGTGGAGGTCCGTAAGGACGATGTCCCTGAGGGCAAAACGATTGCCCCTCGTGTCGTCCTCATTACCGATGACGGGCAGTCGTACGCCTGCGTTTCCGTCGGCGTGTATCAGTCTTTGAAGCGTATGTTTACGCTGCTGGGGACCCCTGACACGTGGACGGAGCCGGTGAAGATCAAACCTGTGCTGATCAGCACCAAAAAAGGGCAGGTTTTGTCTTTGAATCTGATTTAACCTGTGGCCGCCGCACCTGCGGCGGCCTTATTTTATTATAGGAGGCCCCATGAAAAGTAAAGATAACAGAGTAACCTTGCTGAATTGTGACGACTCCATGTTGTATCTAGCATCTGTTATTGTATACAGCGGAGTCACAAACAAAGATGTTGATTTTTTCCGCTCTGACTGGGCGAAAATCATCTTTAACGGTCTTGGCATTGAAGCAGACTCCCTAGAATGGTATTATATGATTATGAATAGAAAGGAGCGAAGGAAGTATGGCAACAGGCGCAGCTAAAGCAAGGGCAACCCTTAAATATAGTTCTGAGCTGTATACCCCCTATGCCTTGGAGTCTTGGCCTGATAATCAGATGCGCAAAGAGTATTCCCGACTTCGTGACATTGCGCAGAAACGTATTAAGCGCTTGTCAAAAGACCCGATCAGCGGCACCAGCTACGTTTATAAAGAATTTGCCGGAGGTTTCCCCATCCTAAAGGCGATGCGCGGAGACCGTAAAGCATTGGAGCAGGCCTTGGCGGATGTAGCGCGTTTTGTGCGCTCCAAAGGATCCACCGTTGGCGGTGCGCGTGCAGAATTTGAGCAAAAAATGAAAGTTGGTGGCATTGACATTGCTGATGTTCCCGAAGATCAATACACGGCCCTGTCTGAATGGTGGGAAATCGTAAAGGCCTCGGGCGTGTACTACTATCCGTCCGATCAGCCGGTTATGTACTGGCGCGAGAAAGGCGGCTACAACGTCAGTATTGACGATTTTGTAAAGTGGCAGCAAGGTGAGGTCAATTATGGCAAAGAGTGGAACTATAGCGAGGGGAGCAGCTCTGCCGACCTGCGAGGAGTTTTTGGTGGAGGCTTGTAACTACAACCCGGTTCCTTGGCTTATGGAGCATCTGGACAGGAAGCACACTAAAGGCAGAAAGCGCAAAACGAACAAGAAGCGTTTGTATGTAGATATGCCGTGTGCGTTTGATATTGAGACTAGCCGAGTGTGTGTTGACGCGGACGATAACCCACACACCATTATGTATATATGGCAATGTCAACTGGGTCTGGATATTACCATTATCGGCAGGACGTGGGATGAGTGGTTAAATTTTACAGGTGCGATCAGCGACTACTTGCAAGCAAACAGTGGACCTCAGGGCGATTGGTATCTATGTATGTACGTACACAATCTCGCCCACGAATTCCAATATTTGTCGGGGGTTCTGGATTTTGGTCCCGGTGACGTATTTGCCAGTAAGCCTCGTAGGGTCTTAAAATGTGACAACCGTGCTATTGAATACCGGTGCAGTATGCGCCACAGCAATTTGTCCCTTGATGCGTGGGGCAAGCAGCTGGGTGCCCCTCATGCCAAATTGACCGGCACACTTGATTACTCAAAGGTCCGCTATCCCTGGACTCCCCTAACATCTACAGAATTAGCGTATTGTGTCAACGACGTCAGGTGTATTGTAGAATGCCTGTTAATTGAGATGAAGCGAGACGGCGACGACCTCTACACGTTACCATTGACGCGCACCGGGTACGTCAGACGAATGGCCCGCGAAGCTATGTACGAATGGGGCATTAAACGGGTCAAGCGTTTACTGCCGTCGTGGGAATTGTATCAAATGTTACGGGAGGCATTTCGAGGCGGCGACACTCACGCCAACCGGTATTATGTCGGGCTCCATCTGGAAAACGTCGGTTCCGTAGATATGTCCAGCGCCTACCCCGCCACACAGTGTGAATGCTATTTCCCTATGACTCCATTTAGGCAGGAATCGGCCACCGTCGGGCGGCTAATGCAATGTATGAGACACGGCAAGGCGTGCCTCATGCGCTTGCAAGTAAAAGGCTTACGCCAGCGGTTCAAGTGGTGGGGATTTCCCTATATACCGCTTGCTAAAGTTCGGCACTGTGAAGGATACATTAACGATAATGGTCGTCTGTTGTCTGCTGAACATTTCGAAATCACCATAACCGATATAGATTTTAGAATCATTGCAAAAGAATATGACTGGGATGCCCTTAACGTTTTGGACCTGTACACGTCCGATTATGGCAAATTGCCTAAACCGTTGACAGATTGCGTCAAAGAATCCTACACCGGCAAGACATCCCTTAAAGGTGTAGCCGGTCAAGATTTGTATTATGTTAAGGCCAAGGGTGATCTTAACAGTTACTACGGTATGACAGCACAGGACCCCTTGCAGCTGGACACACTTTTTGACGAGGACGACCCCGACAAACTGTGGAGCGAGTGCACCGACGACCCAGAGGGCAGTTATAACGATCATTGCCCCCACTTGTTTCTGCCGTACCAATGGGGCGTATGGACCACGGCCCACACGCGCAAGCGCCTAAAAATAGCACAATGGGCCGCGGGCAAGAATGGCGTATACTGCGACACAGACAGCGTCAAATACATGGGCAATATTGATTTATCGGAGTTTAACAAAGCCGTAAAGCAGCTCGCAAAAGATAACGGCGCTTGCGCTACAGACCCTAAAGGCAATATCCATTACATGGGCGTGTATGAGCAGGAGCGCAGCTATGCAGAGTTTATGACATGGGGCGCTAAAAAATACGCGACTACCTATAAAAAAGGTGGGCCTATTACTACTACCATAGCAGGAGTCAGCAAGCGGAAGGGCGGTTTGGAGCTTGCCCTGTGGGGTGGTTTTGAAGTGTTTAAGCCCGGGTTTACTTTTTGTTTGGCGGCAGGAAATCAGGTTATTTATAATGATCGCCCCAATGTTCCAGATTTTGTTGTTGACGGGCACACGGTCCACATAACAAGAAACCTGTGTATTTGCGATAATACCTACACTTTGGGAATAACCGACGAATACGCAAAGATATTAGGGTACAAGATTATGGAGGTTATCTGATGATTAAACTGTACACCGATGAAGGATGGCCGAATTTTTCCGAAAAGGATGGCATCTTGTCAACCGGGGCGCCCATTATTTTTATATGGGGCGGACGTGGTACCGGCAAGACCTATGGAGCGCTAAAGCACGTTCACCAGACCGGGAAGGAATTTTTGTATTTGCGCCGTACACCGCAGCAGGCGGAACTTATATGCGCCTCGCCCAGCATGTGGCCATGGTCTCCATTGAATGATGATCTACAAACACATTACGCCCCGTTTAAAATACCTAAAATAGCGGGACTGTATGAAGTAGGCAACGCAGGGGCCTACACTGATACAGGGGTTCCCATAAAACCGGCCCAAATGGCCGGAGTTGTGGGGAGTGTCGTAACTTTTGCTCGCACCCGTGGTTTTTCAAGTCCCCACACCAATATAATCATTTTGGACGAATACCAGAAAGAAGAATCCGACTATTATCGGCGCGGTGAGGGCGTGGGCCTTGCCAACATATATGAAACGGTCAACCGTAACCGAGAACTTCAAGGACAAAAGCCCTTGACGCTTTTGTGTATGTCAAACGCCGTCGGCATGTCCAACCCCTATTATATGCAATGGGAGATTACAGACACAGTAGAAAAGATGATCGGCAAAAAAGAGCGCGTCAAGCTGTTGGCCGACAAGGGCATTCTGTTGATTGATCTTGTGGACAGCCCGATTGCAAAAGAGAAAGCCAATACGGCCCTCTATAGGTCTATGAGCGGCACAGACTTTTACAGATCAGCTATCGAAAACCAGTATAGCGCGGAAGAAAAGAGTTTGGTAGTGTCCCGGCCCCTCCGGGAATACTACCCGCTTGTACAAATTGGGCGGTGCTGCATCTACGAGCACAAGAGCAAGCAGCTATACTATGTTTGTCGTCACAGATCGGGCGAGATGCCCACATACGGCACCGGCGATTATGAGCGGAAACGGTTTAGGGCCGCGTATGGCTATATATGGCCCGCGTACTTGCAGCGGCAACTTGAATTTGAGCGTTACTCGGATGAAATTTTCTTCCGTGAGTATTGCGGTACTTGACTTTTTTACACAGTTGATATATATTAAAGATAATCCTCGGTGCCCACAGGCAGCCCCCAGAAGGGGCGGGCAAGCGTCAGCCAGCGCACGAACCGAGGATTTACTTGTTATCTATAAGGGAGGTGCACAAAATGGATGCTAATACTGTAATACAGGCTATTTCTAACGTAGGGTTCCCCATTGCCGCGTTTTTGCTGATGTGGTATCAGTGCAACACCGTGGTCAAGGAGAATACCGCGGCTATCACCGAAATGCGGCTCGCTCTGGATGATATCAAGAAGGAGAACTGACCAATGGGGTGTTATATCATTTTCGCCCAGTCGATTACGAACGAACGCGCGTTTTTGCTGGCTGATTTGTGCACTCGTTTGGACGTTACCTATTATTGCGACTGGGCAAACGTCGCTCACACGCGGCAGTGTTGCGCGGTGGGTCCTGTAACCAAAGGAGACAAAGACCAAGTCGTTGAATGCTTGGCGCATGACACATACGTTATAATGGAGGCGACCAAAGTTGAAAATCAGTGAAAAAGCGGCCCTTGCTATGGCCGGATACACCAAAGCAGAGATCGAAGCTATGGAGAAGCCCGCGCCGCAGCCCGCGCCGCAGCCCGCGCCGCAGCCCGTCCCGCAGCCCGCGCCGCAGTACGACGGCCTTGAGACCCTGTTGCAGCAGATTTTGCAGGGTCAGCAGACCAGCGCACAGGCGATGCAGACCATGACCCAGACGTTGCAGGCGAACGCGCTGGGCCTTGGCATCCAGCAGCAGCCGACGGCAGACGCCCACACGGTGACGGCCCGGATTATTGACCCGACTTATGGAAAGGAAGTGAAGTAATATGCCGCTTGGTATGGATTTTGCGGACATTGCCGCAATTTTGACCGAGATTAACAAAATGGCCACGGGCCAGGAACCGACGTCTCCCATCGTGGACACGTCTAGTTTTGTTTCTGTGGCGCAAGCAACGTTGCTGACCGGTCCCGACAACTACACCAAGGCGATCAGTCAGGTGTTGGGACGTACCATTTTTGCCGTGCGCCCCTACGATGCACCGATGAAGCGCTTGCAGGTGACGGGCGATGATTGGTCGAACCATGTGCGGAAGATCAATTTCTGCGACAGCGACCCCGTCACCGATAAGGCGTGGGCGCTGGAGGACGGCCAGAGCGTGGACATGTACGAAGTCCACAAGCCTAAAGTCCTTCAGACAAACTACTATGGGCAGACCAATTACAGCCGCGTGTACACGCAAGCAGATACTCAGATGGAGGCAGCATTCAAGGGGCCCGAGGAACTGGCGCAGTTCTGGTCGTCTTTCGTGCTGCACCTTTCTAACCAGATCGAGGCTGACCGACGCAACCTCGCCAACAACCTGATGGCCAATCATCTGACCGGCATGACTGTGACCAGCCCACACAGCGTTGTGTATCTGCTCGATGAGTACAACGCCCAGCAGGGCACCGAACTGACGGTGCCGGACGTCTACAAAGAAGCGAACTTCCCGGGGTTTGCAAAGTACGCTTATGGCCGTATTAACGATATTTCCCGCCTGATGAAAGAGCGATCTATCAACTGGCATCAAAATTGGAAGATCGGCAGCACGACGTACAACATCATGCGCCACACTCCTTATGACCGGCAGCACCTTTACCTGTACAGCGGCACGCAGAGCCAGATCGACGCCCGCGTGATTCCCGAGGTATTTCACGACAATATGCTGAAATACCGCGACGCAGAACAGGTGACGTTCTGGCAGAACATTGATGAGCGCGAGACCATCTCCGCAACGCCTGTCGTGACCACTGCCGCCGGTGTGGCATCCAAGAATGCAGCGGTGCAGCTCTCTAATGTGTTCGGTTGCCTGCTGGACTGGGATGCCATCGGGTACACTCCGAAGCTGTCCCGGGTGGTCCCGACTCCCATGAACGCCCGCGGCCTGTACACAAATTTCTGGTATCATTACGGTTGGTCGTGGTACGATGACTTCACCGAGAACGCAGTTCTGTTCCTGATGACCTCCGGCGACGTCACTGCCCCGAGCTCTGCCCGTGCGGCTAGAGCGTCCACCCTGAAAACTACCACACACAAGGACGCAGACCCCTCTAAGTCCTGACCAGCACCGGCGGGCATTGCCCGCCGGTTATTTTATAGGAGGTGCAAAATGCAAGCTACCTTTTATCAGTTTGCAAAGCGCACAAACAGCACAAAGCGGCCCAGCGGTGGGCAGGGGTTCGGAATCGACCTTAAAGCCCCCTGCAATATCATTGACCCCGAGATCAAGATAGCAACACAGAGTGACCCCACCGGGTACAATTATTGCTACCTTCCCACCTTCAGCCGGTATTACTGGGTTAAGAACTGGACATATTCGGACGGTCTCTGGAACGCTTCGCTGACCGTTGACACGCTGGCAAGCTATCGCGACCAGATCGGCAATTCCACTGAATACGTCGTGAGATCCTCCGCCAAATATGACCCTAAAATCGTAGATAATTTGTATCCGACCAAAGCAACGATTACCACGAGAACCATATATACAAATTCGTCGCCCTTCACGGATAACCCGGAAAATGGGAGTCGGGGGTTCTTCGTTGTGGCGGTCAATGCCCCAGGGTATGTTTCTTTTGGTGGTGCAATTTATCTTGCAATGAGCGGCACAACATTTCAAAAGCTCATGGCCGCCCTTTTGCAAAATACTGATTATCTGAATATTAGCGCGGACGAAATCAGCAGCAACTTAACTAAAGCGCTGTTCAATCCTATTCAGTATATTTCAAAAGCGTTTTGGATACCATGTGGCAATACGGCAATTGGCACCCCCGTTCATGAAATTCCCGTTGGTTGGTGGAAAATGCGAAATATCGGGAATGCCTACGTTATCCAAAGTAACAATGACAAACAAGTTTTTACGTTCAGCATCTCCACCCCGCATCACCCGCAACACATTACAAGGGGCGTCTATACAGACGGGGCGCCCTATTCCGAGTATACGTTATATTGTCCTCCATTTGGGGAAATTAAATTAAATGCTAACCTGTTTGTATTGCAAAGCACGTTGTATTGTAGATTAACTGTTGATTACCGCACCGGCGACGCAATATTGGACTTGTCATTTAATAACGATTTCAATACCATTTTCTTCTCCACGTCCGGCAACGTTTCGGTGCCTGTGCAGCTGGCGCAGATCGCAACCAATGTAAATGAACTGGCAAGTTTTGGCGGACTGATTCAAACCGCAGTTGGTGCTGTCGCCGGTGGTATTGAATCCTTTTTTGGCGGGGGCGATGTTACTAACGGTATTGCATCTGGTGCCCAGCAGATGACCGTTGCAAGTCAATCTAAGGGCGGAGGGGCGAGCGTTGCCAAATATGGAATAAGGCCATATTTAACGGGGGCGTTTTATGATCTTGCAGACGACAACAACGAGGACCATGGCAGGCCCCTTTGCCAGCGCGTGCAGCTGCTCAGTATCCCGGGATTCATTATGGTAGATGACCCCGACATTGAGTTAGCCGCAACAGCCGCCGAGATTGACAGCGTTAAAAGTTATATGAAAAATGGATTCTTTTTAGAGTAGGAGGCGTATAACGATGGCAGTATATAAACAGTGTATTACTGACGTGTCGCCGATCAGAGTTACCGCCGGATATCCGGCGTACTCTGACGGCAGCCCACACCGGGGCATTGATACGGTGCATGGCAACCATAAAGCATATGCGCCCGAGGCGGGCGTTGTGGTTGTGGCCCAGCACTGGAACGGCAGCACCTCAGGCGATCAGTCGTGGGGCAACATGATTAAAGTACGGATGGCCGACGGCACGACATGGCGGGCCGCTCACTTTGCCTCGCAGATTTGGAACGTGGGTGACACAATCTCCAAGGGGCAGTTCATCGGCACACAGGGACAAACCGGTTACGTAACGGGCATACATACGCATTGGGAGTATGCCGATGCCGCCGGAAACCTGAGGGACCCGTCCAGCATTATCAGGATCCCGAATCAGGTGGGCACATGGGACGTAGAGTGGGACTCTGTCTCTTATACACATCTCCGAGCCCACGA